TTTGTAACGGCCAGCCCCATATAGAAAGGACTAAGTATACTTAAGACAATTATTTTTTAATAATCTTAAAAAACTTAAAAAAGTTTAAAACCCAATTCCAAAAAAATAAAAAAAAATATTTTACAGGATCTAGGATGCGCTTGGTGTGAAGGTATGATTCTTTAAACTAAATGAGAAGTCGTTTGCATTAGTGTCCCAGGACATCTCAACAAGACCTTCATTAACCATACCTCTCAGGGTATTGTTCATAATTAAAGAAGCTAGATCTAAAACTCGGTCTTCGTTAATTATAAACTTACCAAACTTAGGTGGGTAAAGAAGAGTATAATGATTGCATAGATCTAATGTATCGAGATCTTTTAAAATTTCGCTATTAACTTTAAGTGTATCAAGCACATGAAACATTTGCTCTTCAGGAAATTCAAAATCTTGTCTTTTCTTATAGTTCATTAAGCTATTCTCCGTGTTTCAAGTTTATGTTCTTCTACTATCTTATGTAGTGCAGCATTAGCATGATAGCTCTTAACTTCTAATTGTGCTATTAAACCTTCCAGTCTGGCTAATCTTCTGTAATTAATGTAATCGTAAGCTGCGAGAAAAATTAGTAAAAAAAGTATTTCCATGTTATCTTTTTATGTTGTTGATTCTATATATGATGAGGATTAAATATGTTATTAAAACTTAATTTTGGTTTACGCCGTGTAACTCACTGCGCTAATGGTTGTTGACTAGGGCCTTGTACCTCGGGTAGAGACAACACACGTTCGATTTGGCCGTCTTCAAGATGAGCCGTCCTGTCTCTTTTGCATTAGCAAGTGCATTATCCACGCTGCTGCACTTCCTAAGAACCCATCAAAAAGGGTGCAAGTGATTCCATATTCCCGATAATCTACGCCCTGTTGGGATGGACTATAAACAGCTAGGGAATAAAATACTCCCAGCCAAAATCCAACACAAAGTGGACACTGCACAAGTTTTACTAGTATAGATGAAATCTTGGAAGTTCGTCTCACAGCAGAAGTGATTTGATCCATTTCATCAATAATATAGGATTTGTAGGCTAACCTTAGCCTTAGTGGTAGGAGTAACCGGGAGAACACTATTCCGTTAGCCCCGCCATAGATACTTAGCATAAACACAATCAAAGAAACTAATTCATCATTCACATTCATCATTTGCACCTCACTGGTAGTCTAAACATATCTCGGAATGCTTTTCTATTCTCATCCCAAGTTGGGCGCATCCCCCCATCAGAATTATGTAGTATTAAAATCGCAATGGTGCGATTAGTAAATCCGAGTTCGTAGGCACGCATTGTGTAGTATAGGTCGTAGAAATCCCAATTTGTAGGAAAACTTTTCGGTTTTTTAATTCCTATTAAATCCAAGGTTGATTTTCTGGTCGCTATAAAGCATCCGTCAAGCACTACTACATTTCTACAAGGCCCAAAGTAGTTGGGAATCATAGTTTCCCTGTTGTTGCCTTGGAATACAAAGCCTGAATGTAGGCCCTGTAATCTGCGGGTCTGGTGCCACCAAGTTGCGTCTACGCCTAAATCCGTTGTACCTGCAGGACCAACAAAGCCTATTTTTGGGTCTGCCAAGGAAGAAACTAAAGTTTGTTTAAAATCTTCTACGTCTGATAATAATTCAATATCATCGTGACAAAGGATTATTATATCTTCCGGGTTAGGTTTTAACTCTTCCAGACCTAATTCGTACCCCTTAAAAATACTTTCTTGGTCATAAGCGATATAATACTTAATATCTGCCCTAGTTAGGTAAGATATAAGATTAGATAAGCTCTTGTTTACTTTATCTTTCCTACTACATATTATTGTATATATCATATAATATATCTCATTATAGATGGAATTAAATAAAATACGTATTGAATTTGAAAAATGTCGGAAAGATCCGGTATATTTTATTTGCAACTACATTAAAGTGGTTCATCCTATCTTCGGTCTGGTTAAATTTGACCTCTACGAATTTCAAAAAAATCTTGTTACCGAGTTTAAAACTAATAGATTTAATATATTACGTAAATTTAGGCAAGCTGGCTGCACTACGTTAGTTGCTGCCTATTCACTTTGGAAGTGCATGTTCACTTCACATTTTAAAGTAGTTATCCTTTCAAAGGATGATGACGCATCCATGGAAGTTCTATCCCGGATGAAAACTGCTTATGATGAATTACCAGATGATTTTAAGCCCAAGTTGCTTAAAGATTCTGCACATGCCATGAGGTTTAGTAATGGATCGGAAATTAGGTCTAAGTCTTCAAGTAAACAATCCGGTCGTTCAGTTGCAGGATCTTTACTTATATTAGACGAAGCTGCGTTTATTGAAAATATTGATACCATTTGGGCTGCTGCGTTTCCAATTATTTCTACTGGTGGATCCGTTATTGCTCTTTCCACTGTAAACGGAGTGGGCAACTGGTTCCATAATCAGTATTCTGCTGCAACTAGGGGCGAAAACACTTTTCATGCTATCGATATTAATTGGGAAGATCATCCCCAGTATAAACGCCATGCTGGGTTTGAAAAGATGTACGAACGTCTTTTAGCCCAAGAACCTCCAATTGATATTGATAAATGGGAAAGGACTACGAGAGGAGCAATTTCCCAAAAAGAGTGGTTACAGGAGTATGAGGCTGAGTTTTTAGGAACTGGTGATACTTTTATAGATGGGGAGGTATTAACCCAGCTTAAGGAACAAATCAATGAAAACTTTTCGACTCGTTTCAATAATAGATTACGTGTTTGGAAGGGACCGCATCCTAGCCATGATTATGTTATCGGCGTTGATACTGCTATTGGTCGAGGTCTTGATTCGTCGGTAGCTCAGGTTTTAGATTTATACTCGGGGGAACAGGTTGCAGAATTCAAATCTAATCGCACTCCAATTAACGAGTTTGCAAATATAGTATGCCAAATAGGTAGGGAATATAATACCGCTTATTTAATTCCAGAACGTAATCTTATTGGGCACAATTTAATATACCAGATTAAAGAAATAGAACAATACGAAAATTTATTTTTAGATGATAAACATGAGCCTGGGGTTCAAGTTGCTGATGCAAATCGCCGTCAAATGTTGGTTCAGATGGATGACGCTATTAGACTAAATAAAATTAAAATTAACTCTGAGCGCACGGTAGATGAATTTTTAACTTTTATTATTGATGAAATGGGTAGATACACATCGGATACTAATTGTCACGACGATTTAATTATGGCTTTAGCAATAGCAGTATTTGGATATACGGAAATAAGATTCAATACTCCTATGATACAGCATAAACCAAATGACGAAGTTAAATTTAGTTTACCGATGTCAAAGTCTAAATATACTATAAAACTACCTGGGGGTAGAATTGAGGAAGAAGATCTAACATGGCTATTAAGTTAAACGAAGGGTATACTGAATTTTCACCAGACGCAGGGGGCATTTCCAGCTGGTTTGGGTCATGGTATTATCCTATTGGTAGATCAGGTAAGTTCTTTGCTAAGTTTTTGTCAAAGCGAAAAAATCAGCCATTGGAAGATCTGAACTCATCCCTTCCGGTCTCAATACAGCCAGCAGAATTGCATCACCTCTCCGGAGATACTATTATCCGCAGAAGTATTCTAGGGTCGATATCCCCGTTTAAAGCTACAGAAACAATACCCCAAACTCAGGAGGAACTAGCGCGTAAGAGTAGATATAGCGAATTTGAAAATATGGATTCCTACCCAGAGATATGTGCTGCATTCGATATCTATGCTGATGACTCAACACAAACAAACTTGGATGGTACTTATTGGGGCATAGAGAGTGAGGATGCTTTAGTAAAGGAAGAAGTGGAGGCATTGTTTACTTCTTTATCTTTGAAGAATTTTATTTGGGATATTGTTAGAAACACTGTTAAATTTGGAGATTGCTTCCTAGAAATTGTTGTTGATGTCGAAAACATAAAAGCTGGAGTCCAAAAAATTAAAATATTAGATCCTAATTATTTGTTTAGGATTGAAAATGAATTTGGAATTTTAACTGATTTTTTACAAGAAATACCAGTATTGTTGAATTTGGATTCTTTTGGTGCAATGGCTGAAAAAATAAGAAAGAAAACTGTAATTCCATTAGATAAAAATCAAATAGTTCATTTTAGATTATTTACATCGGATCCAAGTTATTACCCATATGGAAAATCAATAGCTTCAGCGGCTAGAACAGTATATAAGTCCTTAAAGATGATGGAGGACGCGATGCTTATTTATCGCCTAACTAGGGCACCCGAACGAAGAATTTTCTACATAGATACTGGAAATCTCCCAGCATCGAAAGCTGAACATTATATTGATCAACAAAAGAATAAATTTAAGAAAGAAAAATATTTCAATCGCCAAACAGGGGAAGTTGATTCAAGATTTAATCCTATGTCTCAGGACGAAGATTTCTTTGTTGCTGTTAATGGAAAAGGTTCTGGGTCTAAGATTGAAACTCTTAAGGGTGCGGAAAACCTGGGTGAGGTCGATGATGTCAAGTACTTTAGAGATAAGCTTTTAGCCACATTAAAAATTCCTAAGGATTATATTGTTGAGAAAGATCAATCCCCAGAACGCAAAGCAAATCTTAGCCAACTGGATGTTAAGTTTGCTAGAGTTATTGTAAGAGTGCAGGAATGCATTCAGATAGGATTAGAGACAATTGCTAAACGCCATCTCCTAATAAAAGGCTTTCCAGCTTTGGAGGTATCCAAACTTAAAATTAAACTTCCCGAACCATCGGATATGGCTGCTAAAAGGCAATTGGACATAGATGAGCAAAAAGCTAGGGTTGTTCAAGCTGTTAAAGGCTTGGGTATTTTTCCAGTTGAATATCTTTACAGAAATTATTATCAATTTAATGATTCACAAATTGAAGATATGCATAATAAATTGGAGAAGCAGCAAAACGACCCCATTCTTGGGACTATTGGGGCTGGCCAACCGCTAATGCCCCCCATGCCTGTTGATCCCGCTGCAGGGGGAATGCCTGTTGATCCCGCTGCAGGGGGAATGCCTGTTGATCCCGCTGCTGCTGCGGGTGGCCAAGAAATTCAACAAGAATCTATTGATTTTGTTGAATTTAGGAAACTAATGATATCGGAAGGTGTTAGTTCTGATGTAATTAAAATAATTGAAGAATTATCATTAGATAAGTAATTAAATAAAACTTTAACGTAGAAAAATGCCTAGATACTTTCATAAAGGTTAATATATGCTAACTAATTTGTTTGAATCCCGTAATAAGACTTTTTTAAATCTTATAAAACTTGGAGATTATATTGGTAGATCGTTAAGAGAAAACATTGAATTATTTTCGATAGAAGATAATTTTGTAACTTACTTGACAGAATCTGGTTCCGTAATAAAGGGAAATTTTAATAAAATTTCTCTAAGGTTAGATAATATTACAATTGAAAGTACGGAAATTTTTGAGAATAAAGAAATATACTCTAAGATAGTTGATAAGAAAATTACTAATCTTTTAACTGACCTTATAAGTAATGACCTTGTTACTGCAGGTAATAACTTTGGATCTTTACTAAATATCTGGGAAACTAGATTACATTTTAATAAAATTCAAAAAAAGCTTGAAGAGAAGTGCAACAGATTTAATCCAAGTTTAAAAATAGTTTCAACTCCACAATTTTTACGCCTTGTTGAAGTAAAAGATGATTTGATTGAGTTCCTAAAAAATTCAACTACACTTATAACTTTGCCAGAAATAAGGAATAATATAAAGTTGTCCTGCCTTATATCAAAATCTTTTGATATTCCAAAGATAACTATTGATAATTTAATTGAAACCAAGACTTTCGAGGTTCCTAATGATATTAATCATACTCTATATGATCATTTATGTAAGCAAGAGTTGATAGCAAAGGAATTTATAGATATTAAATCTGATTTAGATTATATTTGGCTCACTAACAATAAAATTCAAAAACTTCCAGGATATATTTATGAGTCTGATGCCAATATAATGAATGCTGTGGCAGAAATTATTTCGGAACTACCATATTTTTCTATTGTATCTAAGAAACAACTTCTTACATTAGTTGAAGGGAATTTAGATTTGCTTACCAATAAAGATTTGGTTACTAATAAGGATATCAGAATTTTTGTTAATAAAATTTTTGAATTTAAAAAACCAGTTAAAGATTACATACTTACCATTCTGAACGAAAAGTATGGAATCAACATACAGAATCTTTCCGGTAAGCCAACATTTAATTCTCTTATTAAAACTCAAGTTTCTATATTTGAAACTTTGGCAAAATTAAGTCCTAAAAATTCAATTATTAGAAATGTCCTATCTGAATTTTCTTCACTTCTATCAACAAAAAATGGTATTGAATCTATTGACGTAAATGATTTCCTTACTGAAGTTTTTACTGAGGCTCAATATTCTGGTATTATTAACGAGACCTCTTTAATGAATTACTTGAACTTTGACAAAGTTGCGGATGATTTAGGGAAAATAGGTTCCGTTCTTAAAATGATCAAATCTGGTATGGGGATTGGTGGTCCTGAAATTGGTAACCAAGGGGATTCAGAACTTGGGGATATTGCTCAGGAGACTATGGATGGTGATGGAGAATATGAAAGTGATGGTGGAGTTCTTGCTGGTATGGGGGATGATTCTGGTGCCCCAGAAATGGACTCAGAGGATGCAGCTAACGGGGTATTAGCGGATGAGGAGGAAGAACTGTCACCTGAAGAGGGAATGCCACCTGAAGAGGGAATGCCACCTGAAGAGGGAATGCCACCTGAAGAGGGAATGCCACCTGAAGAGGGAATGGGTGCGGAGGAGGAGGTTGAATTTGTTGAGAAAGATCAACTTATTGATAATATGCGGGAACTGGAGAAACTTATAGCAGTCTTGAAAGATGAGATTGGCGGTGATGAAGATAGTCTGGGAGATGATTTGGAGTCCGAGGAAATCTCTGGGTTAGATCAAGATGGTGATGGAGACCATGATATGGATGACCACAACCTTGAGGATAAAGATGAAGAAGATGCTGCCCCAGAAAGTTCGCCACCCACAAATCCAAAGAAAAAATTAAATAAGAAAAATCCATTTGAGAGCAACTAATGCCTATAGGCCCGAAGCAACCGCCGTATCCATTAATATTACACGTTGACTCTGCAGGAATTCCGCAGCGTTTTGCGGAATCCTCTTCTATCTTTGTAGCATCTTTTAGTGCAACTAATTACTCAAATTTACAACTTAGCGGATTGGGTGATGTTTGTAATTTAATCTCCCCAACCAATGGGCAATCATTAGTTTGGATTAGTTCAACTAATTGTTGGGGTCCGGGGGCTGGCACAGGGGGAGGATCACAAGGACCACAAGGACCACAAGGAGCAACAGGTCCTCAAGGACCACCCGGAGACCCATGTGAACCTTGCCCACCCGGAGCAACAGGGCCTATAGGACCACCGGGACCAACGGGGCCTCCTGGACCACAGGGGGAACCAGGATCAGGAGGAGGAGGATCAGTAACAGGACCGACAGGACCTTCAGGACCTTCAGGACCGACAGGACCAACGGGACCTTCAGGACCTTCAGGACCGACAGGACCAACGGGACCTTCAGGACCGACAGGACCAACAGGACCTTCAGGACCTTCAGGACCGACAGGACCAACGGGACCTTCAGGACCTTCAGGACCGACAGGACCAACGGGACCTTCAGGACCTTCAGGACCGACAGGACCAACGGGACCTTCAGGACCAACGGGACCAACGGGACCAACGGGTGCTGCCGGACTACCGGGTGAATCAGTAACAGGACCAACAGGACCAACAGGACCAAAGGGGGATCCAGGATCAGGAGGAGGAGAATCAGTAACAGGACCGACAGGACCTTCAGGACCGACAGGACCAACGGGACCTTCAGGACCTTCAGGACCGACAGGACCAACGGGACCTTCAGGACCTTCAGGACCGACAGGACCAACGGGACCTTCAGGACCGACAGGACCAACGGGACCTTCAG